TGGCGCGCGGTTATCCAAAAAATTGCGCTCCTAACGGTTGAAGACATCGGCGGCTGCTGATACAGTGGTCGCCGGTTGTTACAGCGAAGCTGCGAGTTACGCATGTCGGCGGCAATGCGAATAATGATCTTCGCACCGGTTTGGCCTGTTGTAATCTGAATAATGATTCTTCGAATCGTAATCGCAATCATGGCACACGGTCATCACCTCGACCTTTATTAAGGTCTGCGCGGTAGCAACCTTGTCTTTGGGACTAAATATGATTCCCACAAGAGCTTGGTAGGTTCGCCGAACAGCTCGGGATAAGGTGATAACATTGAAAATGCAGGGAAACCTGTTCGATAGGCTAGTGAGCCTTGAGAACTTGGAGGAAGCGCACAGGAAGGCGCGAAGAGGAAAGGCACACTACAGGGAAGTCCAATGGGTAAATCAAAACGAATTTGAAGCCCTGACCCACATTCAACATCTTCTCATTTCTGGTAACTTTCGCACTTCATCCTACACGGTAGAACACGCCATGAAGGGTGACAAAATGCGAACCATTCACAAGCTCCCTTATTATCCTGACAGGATCGTGCAGCACGCATTGGTCAATGTCTGCGCTGATGCGTGGATTAAATCAATGATCCGTGACACTTTCCAGTCCATCCCTGGACGCGGCACCACTGATTGTTTTAAGCGTACTCGGCGTGCTGTTCAGCAGCATAAGCCGCGTTATGCCATGAAGATTGATATCAAGAAGTTCTACCCATCGGCGAAACCTGAGCATGTATTGCAACCGCATGTGTTTCGCATTAAATGCCCGCGTACCTTTGACTTACTTGCTGAAATCATCAATAGCCTGCCTTTCCTACCACTTGGTAACCATACCAGCCAGTATGCCGGGAACCTGTTACTGACTCCCACCGATTGGCACGTAAAGCAGCAGCTCGGAATCAAGTTCTACTATCGCTACTGTGACGATATCGTCATCATGCATGACAGTCGTGACCACCTGCTACACGTGCGCGATGTGATCCAGAAGCGCCTGGACACCATTGATCTGACGATCAAGGCGGGTGCCCCGGTGATCGATCTTTGCAGTCAGCATCTGGACTTTGTGGGCTACCGCATGAACCACCATGGTGTATGGCTGCGCAAGCGGTTGGCGGAAAATTTCAAACGGGCGTGTCGGACTGGCAAAAAAAAGGCGTTGCCTTCATACTACGGATGGATTAAGCACGCCAATGCCAAGCGGCTTTGGTACAAACACACGGGGTGTCACCGATGGAAACTATCGTAGACCGCGAGCTGCCTAAATTCGAGAAGCGCGGGCGCATGATGCGGGTCAACTTTGATGAAGAGTCGTTCACGCAGGAATCGGAAGGTCAAGACGACAAGCCGATGTGGCGTTACACCACGGCGGAATTCTTCTGTACTGCCAGCCGCCGTGAGCGTGTCAGCGCAATCCTTGCCGCTTGCGGACATGACGATGAAGCCCATCGTGATAAAGCGGACATGCTGGCGCGTGAGTCGTTGGGTCAGGAGCTGTCTGACGCCTACGTGATCGAGATGCAGCGGCGCAAGTATCAGCGGGAGCGTGACGCAGCGCTGCAAGCCATGACGCACACCTTTGATGACGGTGCCGTGGTTCAGGTGCGCCCTCAAGACATGGGCAACTTCCAGACCGCCATTGCCAACGGTGCAGACCAAGATTGGATCATGGAAGATAACACCGTGCGATTGACCACGGTGGAGGAACTACAAGCCGCCATGGCTTCCGGTGTTGCGCAGGGCAAGGCCATCTGGGACGACTACGCCGAGAAAATCAAAGCGCTGTAAGGGTGGCTTGTGTCCGAGAACATGGAAAAACGACTTGATCGTTTGGAGTGGGAAAATAACGTTCTGAAAGAGCGTTATGACCACATGAACGACCGCATCGGTGAGATGTCGATTCGCATGGACTCGCAGCACAGGGAACTGCTGGCGGCTATCGGTAGTTTGAAAGACGACAGGGCACGCGCCGAAGGGGCAGCACAAGCAGAGCTGCGATTGGCACAGCGTGACCGTGACAGGATGAAGGTGGTCAGTGTCATTATCGGGATTTTTGGGCTTCTTGCTGCGCTCGGTTGGGTTGGCAGCAAGGATGCAGGAGCGCAACCCTTCCCAGCGGAAGGACGACATGAAGAACGCGACATTGCAGACTCGTAGTCTGTTCATCAGTGCAGGCCACTCCGACACCGACCCAGGTGCGGTAGGCCACGGATTCACGGAAGCTGATATTGTGCTGGAGTTCCGTGACATGCTGGCGGACGCCTTGCGCCACCGGGGGCTTGTCTTCGACAAGGACGGTGAGCGCGGCCAGAACCTGCCATTACGCGATGCAGTAGGTGCCGCCAAGACACACAGCATCGCGGTGGAGTTCCACTGTAACGCCTTCACCAACCCTTCAGCCAGCGGTGTAGAAACGCTCTCCAGCCGGGAGAACTACCCCCTTGGTGAAGCGATCTGCAACGCGGTTGCCACCGTGTTGGGGATCAACAACCGGGGTGCCAAGGGTGAGTCCAGCGGGCAGCATTCACGCCTCGCCTTCATCCGCGATGGTGGCGGTGTGATCGTGGAGCTGTTCTTCATCACCAACAAGTCTGATCTGTCCAAGTACCTGGCGAACAAGCGGCGTGTGGTTGAAGCCGTGGCGGAAGTGCTGACAGACGCAGCAATGCAGGAGCGTGACGAATGAAGCTCGTACCGGAAGCCAAGCAAGCGGGAAAGCTGTGGAGCATTCGCCTGGCTGTCGTTGCCGCAGCGCTGGGAGCCGCTGAATTGTCCTTGCCGCTGTGGGATGGTGTGGTATCAGATGGTGTGTTCGCGGCCATGTCCAGCGTCGTTGCCATCGGTGCCGCTGTGGCGCGTGTGATCAAGCAGGAGGCCATTCACCGTGGGTAAGCTCTACCGTTGGGCAGCCAAGGGGCTGGGCTTGCTGGTGGCTGGTCTGCTGGTGATGCTGAAGGTGACCCAGCGCCAGCGCGACAGGGCTGCCGAGAAAGCCGAGAAACAGGAGCGCCGCGCCGACACGGCGGAAGCACGCATTGAACAGCGCCAGCGGGCTTACAGCGCCAGCAAGGCAGCAAAGGAGACAGGTGATGCACGGGTGGAAGAAGCACGCGACAAAGCTCGCACTGGTAACCGGGATCATTTTTCTAGCGGGATGCGCGACGACTGAACCGGTGTTCGTCCAGGAACCGTTACCGGTGCCTGATCGTCCCAACCTGCCGACCCTCAATGCCGACATGCTCCAGTGCCTCAGTGACGATGCGTATGAGGCACTGGTGGTGCGTGACACCATGTTGCAAGAGCATGTCAGGCGACTGGAAGCGATCATCCAGACGACGCACGAACTTTGACTAACTGCACTCTTCCCCGGCTTGCTGGAAGGATGATCCAGTCCGTGGGGCGGTCTTTCGCTTCACGGGCGAACTTGACTTCGTAGTAAGTCATGCCTTTTCTCCTATCAAGATGGTCACCGATGTGCTGGTGCCGCTGAATTGATTTTCGTGCGGGCCGTCATAAACCACGTTCAGACCTTCCACGCGGAATTTCCCGTGAGCGCTTGATGGAATCACCGCTACCAGCTTACCACCGGGTGACAGCAAGCCCGCTGCCGCTTCAACGTGTGCTTTCCAACGTCCCTGGCTGAAAGGCGGGTTCATCACGATCCGGTCAAAGATATTGGGGTGCCCTTCCGCAAAGGTGAGAAAGTCGCCCTCATGCACCGTGTGTCCCTTCTGTGCCAGCACAGACGCATGCAGCGGGCTGACTTCAATGCATGTAGTGCGCTCCTTCGGTAGCAGGTCAGCAAGCGCCCCTGTACCCGCGCTAGGCTCCAGACAGGGACCAGTCTCCCCAATGTCCGCCAGCTCCACCACACGGGCTGCCAGACTCTTTGGTGTCGGGTAATATTGATGGCTCTTGTGATCCGGCACGCAGCCACTGACGCTGATTGTCTTGATGACGGGATCAGGATCATACTCGAACTCATACCATGACCGGTGCTTGTCCTGGCAGCGGATGCCACCGATGGCTTCCAACACCTTCTCCACTTCCGCCATGACGTGCTTGTCCTTGTCGCCATAGTCGAACTCCAGACTGTTACGGTTGCGCGTCACAGGTGGGATAGGGTCACCGCCATTGAAGCGAGGTGGAATGCTGGAGGTGCGTACACGCTTCATGCTTGCCAGCACATGCAGCACAGCGAACGGTAGCGGGCGCTCCATCAATGTGTATTCCTTCTTCACCTTGCGCTTGGGCGCGGTGCGAAATTGCGACGGGATAGCCGTGGGGTACAGCAGCGCCAGCACCTGATTCAGCTTCCAAGCAATGTCGTCATGCACTTCAAGGTGAGCATTGCCATTCAGGTAGCACCGGATACGCAACGCTCCACCGTCCACGTCGATCCACTGACCCCGGTGATGTGCCCTGGCAATCTCCACCAGGCGGTTGCTGGCGTTCCAATCGGGTTCATCGCGGTTCATGAACTTGGCGATGACGCTGCGGAGATCATTGATATGGCCTGTCTGACTGCGTGCGTAAGCGCCCCAATCGTTGGTCACACCGGTGAGGATCATGCGCTTGCTGAAGCCCTCGGGCTGATTGGTCACATGCGAGCGTGACAGTGCCTGAAAAATGCCGTCTACCCGTTCGGCAAGGAACTTGCCCCGTAGCGCCAGCAGCTCTCCCAGGGTGGCGCGTACCGTCTCTTCTTCAAAGTCGGGTGTGGTCATCTTCTGGATTTGCTCGAACCACTCTTCTCGGCGCTTCGCGGGCATACAGTCCAGCACGTCCGTCATCTGCATGATGTGCTGCCAGTAGTGGGCATTCAGTGCGGCAAGGGCACCGTCCCGGCTGAACAGCTTTTCCACTGACCCACTGAAGCGGTCACGGGTATCACGGTTCCCATCCATGAAGTAGTGCATGACGCTTGCCAGACCGTCACCGTGGAGAAACTGGCAGACGTGTTCGATCTTCGCGCGTTCCTCACGGTAGCGACCAATCACCGCGTCCACCATGTCCGTGCTGGCTGGCGCAAAGAACTCTTGTTCCAGAATCTCAGTCATCACCGTGCCCCTTTGCTGGGTTGCGCCTTGGTGTCGCCGTTGTACTGCCCCACGCGGGCGTAGCTGTGTTCAGCCGGGACAGGGCTGGTGCCACGGAAGAAGACCATCTGGCCGCACTTCATACCGGGTTCCAGCACCAGGCTGTGGTGGCGAAGCTGGTTGACGTACTCCAGGGTCAACACTGACCCGTTCCAGGTGGGATCAGCGAAGCCCGCGAACAGATGTTGCAGGCCAGCACGGGCAAGGCTGGACTTCAGCATGTAGTGAGCCGCCACGTCATCGGGCAGGTGGAAGACTTCGCGGGTCTGAGCAAGGCAGAATTCCCCCGGCAGCAAGTGCAGCTCCCCGGTGACCTCACGCATCAGCGGGACTTCCTTGCGACCCAAGCGCACCGGGTGCGCGGTAGCAGGGCGGTCTTCCAACCAGAAGACATCACCAAGCGTCAGGTCGATGCTGGCACCGTTGATCTGGTTAGGCGTGACGCCTTCAATCGCCCCATCACGTACCAGCTTGGTCAGTTCGTTGTGAGTTAGAATCATTGTCATTTCCTAGAACGGCGGTTCATCGCCGTAAATAAGTTGTCCCGGTTCATCCCAGGGAATGGGTGGTTCGTAGTGGTTGCAGCCTCTACTACCGTGTCTGTGCGGGAACCACCAGCCGTCACAGTAGCAAGTCTGCTTGCGCCATTGTCGCGTGTCTGCCCATTTGTCGATACGCAGCGTATCGAAGCGACCGCACCCCTTACAGCGTCGTCTGATACGGTATTCGTCAGGATGTCTGGCGAGCATTTGACGCTTCCCACACACCCTGCAACGACAGGCGCGGCGCTTATTGCTGGTGATCAGCATCATCCAGCCCCAACGTCTTACGCAGCTCCAGCAGCTCCTGTGCTTCGTCGGCATCCAGGGTGATCGTGATCGACCCGGTGTCGTCAGGCTCCACGGATGCAAGGCGGGCAGTGACGGTCTGCAACTGGCTGCGCACCACCTGCTGAACCTTCTTGGTCATACGCGGCACCGTGACGATATCCTTCTTGGTGACCTTGCCACCTTTCTTCTCCTGAGCCTTGTTGATCATCGACACAGCGTCATCACCGTGCTGGCGGAACAACTCAGCGGCCTGTGTGGCGGCAATTTCGTTACGCTGCACCATCCGCTTCAGCTCGATGGGCATTTCCAGCAGCGCCAGCGTCTGACCTACGTGCTTGGTGGTGCGGCGCACGCTGGAAGCGATTTCCTGCACCGTCCAGCCCCACTTCTCCAAGCGGTCATAGATCACAGCACGTTCCATCGGTGACAGCGGGCGACCGTCATTGCTGGTGGCAAGCAGCAGGGTCTGCTGTGCTTCATCGCCGCGATGCTCCAGCACCTGGACGCGCTTGATGTCGGCACCTTCAGAGATAGCCAGCATCAGCGCACGGCGGCGGTGCATACCGTCACGAATGTAGGGGATGCCCTCACGCACCTGGACGACGATAGGCGGCACATAGCGGCCTGCCTTGTAGGAGTCGGCAAGGCCACGGATATGCTCTTCGACTTCCGGTTGTTCGAAGTACGCTTCATCGAAGGCACCTCGAACGTTGAACCCGGCTTCCTCGGTGAGCATTTCCGGCTTGACAGAAAACAGGTCAGAGCGTGACACGTCTTCGGATGACCGGTTCAGCGCTTTCATGCTGTTGATGGACATGGGGTGATTCTCCTGTGTGCAAGATGCCCCGGTGTGACCGGGGCAGGTTGTTGTTACCAGTTGACCCGCTGTGTCTCATAAACGGGTTTCTCAGAAGGAAGCATGAGGCCATCGTGCAAAGCGCGATGCTTCGCTTCTTCACGTGCTTCATCGGCATCCACTGCTTTAATGAAATCGTGAGCAATGTAGTGTCCGTCAAGCCAGATTTTTACGTTGTAGGTTGCCATGCCGGTTGCTCCCGTTGCGTTGTCTGTGTGGTCATTGTGGTACAACGTATAACGAGCGTCAAGCCCTTGGGTTGAATTTTTCCAGCACCTGACCCTGTAAGGCTTCACCCTGCTGGACGACCCGCATCCAACCGTCTGTGCTGCTGATCAGCAAGTGAGGCAAGCGACCGGTGTCCGCCAGCCACTGCGCTTCCTCCATGGCGGCTTCCACGTCTGTGAATACCGTCATACTGACACCGGTGCCTTGATGGCGGGGTGGGGATCGTAGCGGGCAATCTCCAGTTCATTGGGATCAATGCGCCACAGCGGCCTTCCCGGTTCGTGATGCAGGATCAGGGACGGTTTCTCACGCGGCTGGCGCTTGAGCATTTCCAGTGCCTGGCTGATGTGATCCAGGTACAGGTGACAGTCACCGCCTGTCCAAACCAGCTCGCCAACTTCATAGCCGCAATGGTGAGCCAGCAGGTGGGTCAGGAGTGCGTAACCTGCCACGTTGAAGGGCACACCAAGGAACACGTCAGCGCTACGCTGGTAGAGCTGGCAGGACAGGCGACCGTCTGTCACGTCGAACTGCACCAAGGCGTGACAGGGTGCCAGCGCCATGCGCTGTAAAGCGGGTTGATCACGCGGCGGTACACCGGGTATCGGCAGCACTTCAGGATTCCAGGCGTCGATGATATGACGGCGGCTGTGGGGATCGTTCTTCAGACCGTGGATCAGAGCGGCAAGCTGGTCAAATTCCCCTTCCGCATCGCGCCATTGCGCACCGTAGATGGGGCCAAGGTCGCCTTCATCGTTCGCCCATTCGTCCCAGATATGCACGCCATATTCATGCAGCCACTTGACGTTGGTGTCACCGCGTAGGAACCACAACATTTCCACGAAGGCACCGCGCCAAAAGGTACGTTTGACGGTGACCAGCGGGAAGCCGTCTTGCAGGTTGAAGCGCATCTGACAGCCGAACAGCGACAGCGTACCGGTACCCGTGCGGTCAGGCTTCTGCCGACCAGTGTGAAGGATGTCACTGACCAAATTCTGATAGGTATCCATTAGAAGAAATTCACCTCTAGTTCGTTGGTGGTGATGCCATCACGGTAGCGTTGCAAGGCGGACTTCAAGCCTTCCTGATCGTCTGTCTTGCGCTCCAGGGCATCGGCTACAGCAAGGTCGATGGTGTCCCTGCACAGGATGCGGATAACGGACACAGGGCGTTTCTGACCCTGGCGGTCGATGCGTCCATTCATCTGTTCGTAAAGCTCCAGGCTCCAGTTCAGGCCGAACCACACGACGATGTTGCCCGATTCCTGTAAGCCGTCGATGCCATGCCCCATGGACGCGGGATGGCCGATCAGCAGCTTGATCTTACCGGTGTTCCAGTCGTTGATGACCTTCTCGGTGTCCTTGGATGCCGCGGTAGTCAAGTTCACCGGCTTGTACTTCTTGAAGCGCTTCATGATGCGTGCGGCATCTGATTTGAAGGTGTAGCTACACAGCACCGGTTGCCCGCTGGCTTCTTCCAGCACGTCTTCCAGGGCATCCAGCTTGGCGTCATGGACGGCTTCGAACTCCGTGGAGTCGGGGAAGTAGGGGGAACCGTTGCAGAACTGAAGGCACTTGTTGGAGACGCTGGAACGGCTGAATACCTCAATCTCCCGGCCTGACTCCAGTTGCGTGAACATCTCCTTTTCGACTTCCTGATACCACTTGCGGGCTTTCTCCGGCATGTCCACCATGAGGTTCGTCACCTTCACTGCTGGCATGTCCAAGTAGTCCTTGGCGTCCATCTTCTTGGTGATATCGCTAATAAGTTCTTCAATCCGCTGCTTACCCATCTCCGTGGGGCTGTAGCTCCAACCCATGTAGTCGGATTCAAAGAAGTCGTTCTTGTAGTGCGTGATGAAGGCTCCCAAACGTTGTCCGTTGTCCACCGCCAGATACTGCCCATGAAGGTCCAGATACCCGTTGCTGGCAGGGGTGCCGGTGAGGCCGGTACGGATGGGGATATGGGGAATGATCTTCCGCCAGCCAGTGACCTTGATCTTGTGCACCTCCCCGGTGCGATCCTTGCGGTCACGGCTGCCGCCTGCCATGCGCAGGCTGGTGGAGGTTTTTCAGCTTGGAGATTTCGTCATAGACCACCATTTGAAAAGGCAGCGGTTTACCCTGGCTGATATAGTAATGATCCAGCGTCTCAGCCAGCCAGTTCATGTTCTCGTAGTTGGTCAGGTACACGTCTGCATTAGCGAACAGGGCACGTAAGCGCTTCTCCTTGGTGCCGTGCATGACGCTGAAGCGAAGGTGACGGGTGTGTTCCCACTTCTTGGCCTCACGGCTCCACACCGCCTGTACGACACGCAACGGGCCGAAGATCAGCACTTTCTGCACTGACCCCATGCGCATACGGTCAACGATGCTGGTCAGGGTGATGGGGGTGTTGTGTGTGACCACGTGGTGCCGAGTGACATACAGATGATCAGGAGCCGCCACGCGGATACAGCGGGAAGGTAGTACCTGCCCTGTGTCTTCAATTCGGTCAATGTACCTGGCTGGCTGGTACTTAGTGGGACGTATCCAACCTTGTACCTTGCGGCTCAGGCGGAACGGCGTCATGTCAGCGGGCAGCTTGACATTCACACGCCATGACGGACGACCTTCACCGTTCTGGTGACGGGTGGTGCGCGGTGCCGACTTTCGAGCGATGCCGCCAAGGGATTGTGTCAGCTCTACTACTGCATCAGCCAGAAGCTCACTGGTGGAGCTGAACTCCAAGCCACCGCCGCAAGTAATCGGTGAACCGTCTGTGTCCATGAGACCCTGGAGCAGTGCAAGACGCTGTTCGACTGATCCGCGCATGTAGTCCCGTGGAACATGCTTTTCCCAACTTCTCTTACCCATCAGGCCCAGGTCACGCATGATCTGTTTCACGCCTTTCACCCTGGCGTATGCGGTGTAACCTGACGTTTCGTGTCGGGAATAGGCTTCAAGTCCGCAATGCTGGATCACTTCAATGTCAGTGCAGACCGTCACGTCATGCTCACTGACGCAACCATCACCAAGTAGAACACCCATCAGGTACGGTTCGATGGGTAATTGCTTTTCTGCATACTGAACAGGCTGTACCAAGGGAATTGACCACTTGCGGTTACTACCGGAACGCAGACCCGCGTCCACAAGCTCACGTGTGGTCATGATTCGATAGGGGCTATCAGCGGCTTTTTCAGTTGCAGTGCGAACCGGCCACAAGTGGTGCGAACCACAATGCGCAAATGACCCATCATTGAACACAATCTTCAGGACGGGTCTATTACCTTGCGGGTGAACGCTCTCCACCACTGTAGGGTTACCATCTGACCCGATAACGTAATCACCAGGGATCAGGTTACCAATGGCAGTCCAGCCACCAGGGGTGAGTACAGGTTCTGAATCCGGCTGCTCTTTCCCAAGCCCCATTTGCAGCCACAGCATGGATTCATCGTTGTAGAGCTGATGCAGCACGCATTCACGCTGGTAATCATGTAACTGTTGCGGTTTGAGCATGCGTCAGTTCCTCAATAAGTTGATCCACACCGGGGTGGCCGTAGACCGTGCGCACCCTGGCCCCGGCATCCGTGAGGCGTTGATGCTCCCGCACCTGATCCGATGACAGCTTGCCATCCGTGGTCTTGACCTCCACCAGCCAGATACCCCATGGCAGGATCACGACACGATCAGGCACGCCACGCATACCGGGGCTTGTCCACTTGCGGGACGTGCCACCCAAGGCGGTGACACGTTCGTGCAAGTAGCGCTCGACTTTGTTTTCACGGACTCCCATGGATCACACTCTCCTATTGATACGATCATGCAACCCACGGCGGAATTCATTAATGATGAAATGACCCGGAGTCGGAAACCAATTCCAACCGGGGTAATCAGCAGTGGGATTTTTCCTGATTTCGCGCAATGCATTAGCCATCACTTTAATCGGTACAAATCGACCTTCAGGAGTCAAGAAGCCTTTCGGGTAAGTAGGTTGCATGATTGATTGCCTATGTCCGTTGCTGTGTTGTACAATGTATAACACTAGCCTTGCAGCGTCAACACCAGCTTCTCGGCTTCCTTGACGTACCAGTCATGATTCAGGTCAGCCATGTCCAAGCCGCCGCGTATGTCGTTGCACAGCGTCACCAGCCAGCCGGTGTTGATACCGGTGCGGCGCTCCGTGTAGCGGCTCTTGTTCTTGGTGTGGATGCGCTCATCCCAGGCATCTCCCACTTCCGCCAGTACCTCATGGTAGTAGTGGTCAGGCACGCCGTTCTTCTTCTTGTACGCGCCTTCCGGCCCTGCTGGTGGCATGACCTTCTCCAGCGTCTTGCCTTCGGTGCTGATGTAGTAGCGCACGATGTTGGCGACACGCTCCCCACCCCACTCCAGCATGGATGACCGGGGCACCTTGGTACGCAGCATGAAGTCCATCGGGTCTGCGTGGTTGGAAATGAATTCACGCACGTCCGTGCCATGCACCAGGGCGGCTTCGGCAGCCTTGGGCACTACCAAGGCGCTATGATTCTGGTGCCAGCCCAGCTCATATTCATAGGCACCTTTGCGCTTCAGCTTCCCATCGGTGTACTCCGCGATGTAGTTGTTCACGTCACGGATGAACATGCGACTGTACTCGGCAGCCTCAAGCTGCAAGCCTGTCATCTTCTCCCACCAGTGCTGCACCTGCTCTACCCAACCGGTGAGCTGGCGCGGGCAACGGATAGTCAGACCGTCTGTGTTGATCTGGATCATCTGTACCGCGTCTGCCTGCATAAGCGCTTCCGCCAGCATGCACAGCAGCAGTTGCCCATTGATGGTGATGCTCATGGTGTACTGGGGATCGAAGAACGGGCTGTATTGGTTGTTGGAGTCACCGTAGACACCGTTCAGCGCCAGCTTGAGCATGGCGTTCTCAGCCGTGCCCTTGGCGTAGCTCTTGCGCTGCTGGTACACGTCTTCATAGATGGTGCAGAAGGTCTGCCCCAGGTGTTCAGGGTAGAAGCCGTTGGCGATGGCAAGGTTCGGGTAGTATGAGGCAACATCAAGATCAATGATGACGTGCTGATCATCTGACGCCACTATCTGCGATTCGATGGAGCCGTGAATGCCCCCGGTGCCAAAGTCGAACTGGAAGCCCTGAACGGTGCAATGTACGTCCTTGAACACACCCTTGGTTTCAGTGATCGTCTGCGACTTGAACCAGTCCAGGATGCGGGTGAACTCGGGATCACGGAAGGCAATGTAGGGAATGATCACGTCAGCAAGGCGGATGCTGTCACGCTTGGTCTGCACCATGTGACGCTTGCCGTCGATGTACTGATAGCAGCAGCCGGGGTTGTGTTCCTCCAGCCGCATGATGAAGTAGTCCTTGCCTATCTTGGTGTCGTTATGGTTCATGAAGTTGCGACCATACTTCACCGTCAGCTCTTCACGGAACCTGATCTGATCCAGGGACTCACGGTAGAACTTAAGCGTCTCCATTACGTCATGGCGGTTGTAGCGCTTCAGCACGTTGGCCTGTTCGTGGGTCAGCTCGATGCCGACATCAAACGGCAGGTCTTCAACGTTGTCGCTGCGCATGTTGAATTCCAACACCTTCAAGCTGGTGGCACGCGCCTNGTTGTCGAAGTGGTGAATCTTGAACAGGTCGATCTGCTCCACTACCCGATCAGACTCCCACACCATGTGCGCGAACCTGGCATTATCCGGTGCGCGAATGATGCTCATGGCCTTCTGGTAAATCTCCCACGCGGACACGTTGCGGGCTTGGTGGATGAAGTGCACCACCGGGTAGTCAAAGCCTACGTTGTTGAAGCCCACCATGCGGCATCCTTGCTGCTGGAGTACGTTCAGGTAGTCCAGCAGCGCGGGGATATCGTGACGCCACGGACTGGCCTCAAATATCCATTCCCGACCTGTGTCCGCGTGCACCGCGTAGAAGGTGAAGACGTTGGGATAGGTCTCGATATCGTAGACGACATCACCGGGGGTGATGCCGTAGATGAAATCAGGAATCATGTCTGTGTGCCCCAAGAGGAAACCGCCCCTGGAGCGGGGCGGCTTTGTTATCGTTATGCGAAGCTAGGCGCTACGCCACCTGGCGGCAGCATCATGCCGTGCTGGATCAACTGTTCATCGCTCCAGCCAGCCGCGTGATACTGCTCACGGGTCAGCCCGTTGGCCTTGTCCGTCATCTGGTACTTAGGCGCTTGGGGAGCTGGCGGTGTGGCAGGTGCCTGAGGTGCACCGCCAGCCACGTCACCAAACATGCCTTCCACGGTGGGCTTACCGTCCAGGCGACCCAGCTCCCCTTCCTCACCGGTGAGCATGATGCCGTTCAGACCGCAGCCGACACCCTTGTTGACAGGCTGGTTGTAGACGAAGCTATTGAGTGCTGCCCAGACCACAGCACCGGCGTAGGCGTCCGCCTGATTCATCACCGGGTTCATCTGCATGTCCACGGTGTGCGGCTTGCTGTCGGCCTTCGCGTTGGCGCTGATGATCATGTAGGCGTGCATCTCGGGACGGTCAGGATGCTGGACAGCACCGTCCTTCATGAACTGCTTGCCGTTGGCGGGGAAGCCGTTGGGCCAGCCGTTCGCCTTCTCGGTTTCGATGATCTGCTGTATCTGCTGCACCTGCGGGTCATCCTTGCGGATAAGGACGCTGGCGCTGAACTTGGGATCGTCCCCAGGGTTCACGCTGCGCGGGGTGAACAGGTGCGGATAGCTCAGGATGCCTTTGACTTTGAATTGCATGGTTGTGTGCCTCTTCGTGTGGGTTACAGGAATGATGGTACATCGTCTGTTGTAGTTTGTACAACGTCTTTAAACGGCAATTCTGACTTTTTGCCGCGTGCCACCTTGGTCAACTTCAGCTCCCCGGCCTTAGTGGTCACGTACTGCTTCTCCAACTTCTCCTTCTGATCGTCAGTGAGGTTGGGATTCTTCATGATCTGAGCCGGTGATGCCAGCTTCGGCGGATAGATGTCATCGCGCTTGAGCTTGCGATTCTTCAGCACCTTGACAATCTCTTCCTCCGGCTCATTCCAGAGTCGGCTTGAGCGTCCAGGCTTCAGCGCGTACCCGTCCACTTCCTGACCTTGCTCCAGGCGGGTGAACAGCTCAGCTTCCACGCGATCAAAGGCGGCTTCGATGCCAGCGCGGGCGTCTGCCAGCTCCGTGAGGCGCTGCGTGTCCATCTGCGTCACATCGCTCACTACGCCTTCGATCAGCTCGAACAGGCTTTGCCCGTCCTGCGTCACTCGCCTTCGATCAGCTCGAACAGGCTTTGCCCGTCCTGCGTCACTACGTCATTGTCCATCTTGAGTACCTCCAGACTTTCGTTCGCCTGCGCGGTGCAGTTGGGTTTGTGCTTGCACCACTGGCAGTGTTTCCCCGGCACCAAGGGTGCGTCTTCCCGATCCGTCTGCGTAGCCCTCCACGACAGGTCACATAGTGCTTCCACCACGTCCGCTGTGGGGTAGTCGTGGTAACGGACTGGTGGCGATGTCTTCGGCTGGACGATGCTGGTACGCACACCGTGGGGAATGCGTTCAGGGTGGAACGGACGCACCAAGTCCTTACCCGATGCTACCCAGCGGCGAATCTTTCCGCCTGCGTAGCTAAGAAGCTGGGAGTTGCCTTCCACGTGAACCCAGCCGCGACCGTCCTTGTAGTCGATCACCTCCACGAACAGACAGGCGTCATCCTGCGTGACCTCAATGGTGATGTCACAGGTGCCTTGCCAATCCGTGCGACCGAACATGCCACCGGGGTCAGAACGGCTTTCCTCCTGCACGGTGATGGTTGCGCCGGGGAACTGCTGACGCAGCTCTTCCTTGCGCCGGTTGATGTAGTTCAGGCACATCTGCACACGCTCGATGCGATCCTGATTCACCAACCAACCTTCCGGCTTGTCTTCGTGGTTGACCCCGATGACCCGGCCTTCGTAGTGACTCGGGGTGTAGTCGTTGTTGATGCACAGCTCCAACAGTAGATGTGACCCCGTACCATCAATGGCAGCGTCACCGGCTACGTCTGGATACTGTGCCTCCAGGGCAACCGAGCCGGGGCAGTTAGGCCACCGGTGGTTGCTGGGGCTGAGACGTGCGTGAGTACCCATGTCAGACCGCCTTCACTGCGTCAATGACGGATTGATACTGAGCCGGGTCAAGGTCACTGATAGACTGAACACCATGGTCATGCAGCACCTTGTCAATCGGCTCTCGGCTACCCAGGCGCTTGAACTCACCCACCAGGACTTCGTTGAGCTGCTGCGGGGTCATGGGTGCGGCAGGAGCCTCAGGGGCAGCCGGTGCGGCAGGAGCCTCAGGGGCAGCCGGTGCGGCAGGAGCCTCAGGGGCAGCCGGTGCGGCAGGAGCCTCAGGGGCAGCATACACGCCTTCAGTGCCGCCAGTGATGTTGATGCTGTGAGTCACTGAACGCTGTTCTACCAGGGCTTCCAGTGCAACCGCGATACGCTCCAGGGTGTTTTCAATTGTCATGGTACATCTCCTTCATTGCGTCGGTGGGGGTGATCTTGACACGGCCTTCGGTGGCAGCAATGACAAGTTCGCGCACTACATCAGAGTGGCGGCGTTGCAGTTTTTCGGTGCAATACTTCTTGAAGTCGTCCAGAGCTTGTTGCTCCATGCGGATGGTGAGGAATACGCTCATTGGTTCATCCTTCGTGTCGGTGGTGGTTTGACAATACGCCGTGACGTGGTACATTGTCAAACAACAATTGCACGATGTCAAACACAGGCGATCACACGTATGGTGTCCAACCAAGAATTCTTACGCGCCATCTTTGGCGCTATGGCGGACGTTGCTCACGTGACGGACTTCCGCCATGACCCCAGCAACATACCGCCAGAACAGCACCTTATCGCATGGAAGGGGGACTACTTCAGCCGGTACAGCTTCCAGCCGCCCAGCAACCAGTACTTTACCATCAGCACCTTTCACGCCGATGACCGGGGTGTTGCCCGTCGCCGCAAGGCGTTATTCAAGGCAACACACTGTATCGTGCTGGACGATGTGCGGGAGAAGCTGAGCATTGAGGCAGCGAAGCGTCTACCCGCGCCAAGCTGGATTCTGGAGACATCACGGGGGAGTGAGCAGTGGGGCTACATCCTGGCGCAACCATGCACAGACCGGGGCAGGGTAGAGAACCTGCTGGACGGGCTGGTAGCCAACGGTCTTGCCCCTGAAGGGCGTGACCCTGGCATGAAGGGCGTGACCCGCTACGTGCGCTTGCCTGAGGGGATCAACAACAAGGCATCCAAGCTGGTAGATGGGCAGCCGTTCACGTGCCGCATGCTGGACTGGCAGCCGTTCAACACCACCACCTTGGAAGCGCTGGCGCTACCCTTCGCGGTTGACCTGGATGCAGAGCGCCGGGAAGCACGGGTGGACGGTGCGGCGAACGTAGCGGGGCATCCACTGCTGGACGTGCCCGACATGATCCGTATCAAGGAGGTGCGCAGCGACGGGCGCTTCGATGTGACGTGCCCGTGGGTCCATGAACACACCGGGAGTGACGACAGCGGCACGGCGGTCTTCACCAATGCTGACGGCTCCATCGGCTTCAAGTGCCACCACGGGGCGTGTCAGGCACGTACAGGGCGTGACCTGCTGGGATGGATCGAAGGGCAGGTGCCTGGCTTCGGCTCCCGACTGGCGAGCTGGAAGGCGACCCGCATGCTGGCGGACGTGAGCGAGGTGTCGTTTCTTGGTGAGACGGTGAAGCCAGCGGGGCAGGGTGCGACCGTACCCGTGACAGGCAGCGATGACGGTGATCAGGGTCAGAGCGGTTTACAGCAGCTCTTTGACGCGGCACGACGCGAGCGGCACGACTCACCTGAAGCCCGTGAACTGGTGGCCTCCCTACTGCGTGTCGTGGACGAGCTGCCCAAGATGGAACAGATCGGCTGGCACAAGGACATCTGCGCCATGATGTTCTGGAGCCAGCGGGAGTTCAAGGACATCATCAAGGAGCTGCGTACCGAATGGTATGAGCAGTCCAAGGCAGACGTGAACTTCTTCGATGATGTGATCTACATCGCGGAAGCCAACCAGTTCTATGACCGTCGCAAGCGTATTTTCTACAGCGCGGAAGCCTACCAGAACACCTATGCTCACCTTGATCCTGACGCACGCAAGGAGGCGTTGATGGGCGGACGTGTCACCAAGGTGGATAAGCTGGACTACGCGCCCAAGATGCCCCCGGTGTTCGAAGAAGGCGGCGTCAGATATGGCAACTCATGGTGCAATGTCAACGAGCCGAAAGGCGTCCAGGGGGATTGTAGCAAGTGGTTGGAACACTTCGACGTGCTGGGGTGGGGTGGTCACTTGAAGAAGCACATTCTCCAGTACCTGGCTTTCACGCTGTTGTACCCCGAAAAGAAGATCAACCACATGCTGACCTTGGGCAGTGCAGAAGGCGGCGGAAAAGACTTTCTGCTGTACCCCTTCACGAAGGCGATGGGTGATCACAGCCACACGATCAGCGGTGACGAGCTAACGGAAGACTTCAATGACTATCTGCTGAGTACCAAGCATCTGCTGGTGAACGAGACCGAGCTTGGCGACCGCAAGGAAGCCTTGGCGATCAGCGCCAAGCTGAAGCCCCTGGCAGCCGCACCGCCTGAACGCTTGAGAGTCAACCAGAAGGGTGTCAAGAAGGTCAGCGTGCGTAACCTGCTGAGCGTGACCATGACTACTAACAGCCAGATTCCCTTCAGGCTCCAGGGGCAGTCACGACGCATCTTCGCCGTGTGGTCTGATATCAACACACGGGACGCCACGGGTGCCATGCGCAAAGAGTGGATGGACTACTGGCAGGATCGTTGGGAGTGGATGGAGAACGGCGGTTATGAAGCCTGCATCTGGCATCTGCGCAACTGCGTGGACCTGTCCGACTTCAAGCCTGGCGCTCCCCCGCCCATGACGGAATTCTTGCGCGACATCACCGAGGCGAGCAAGTCGCCACAGCTCCAGACGCTGGAGGCGTTCATCACTGCACAGGCAGGATCGTTCAAGAGTGACCTTGTGACCGCCAGTGACGCGGTGGTGACGCTGAAGTGCGGTGAGATGATCCGCGCTGACCTCATGTACGCCAAGCCTGAATGGTTCACACCGGTGAAGGTGGGGTTGCTGCTGCGTGAGATGCCAATGAGTCGCAAGGTACGGGCCTACAACGGTGAAGGGCAGGTATGGGTGTGGATCATCCGCAACCACGATCAATATCAGAACATGAACGGGAGTGAAATATGGAAAGCGTATCAGCAGCAGATGCAGGGCGTGGACAAGACAAAGCTGGCGCTGGTGGCGGGATGAAGCATTGCAGACATTGAACTGGTCAATGGTAGATGATCTGGAGCGGCGCTACATGGCAGCCGCGATGCGTCACATCAATGCGTATCGTGCTGGAGAGGTGATGGACCGGGAAAGCG